CCTTATTAATCATTCAGTATCGCTTCGTGCTTTCCCTGCACCCACTCATCAGTTCCTTTGATCCTGTAGTAGCCGTGGTAAAACCTCTCGTTGTTCCAGATCCCCTGCACGGTACCAATCGTGAACAGTCCGCCCTTCCGGTTTCTGTATCCGTTTGCGTTCAGTTTCTCCATCGTCCCCATCATCGTCCGCCCTGCATGCTTCTCCTCCATAATGAACTTCACTACAGGTACTTCAGATTCGTTCACTAAAAGCTGTCCGCCTGATACACGATAACCCATCGGCGCATTCCCACCAATGTACTCCCCGCGTATCTCCTTCCGCTTCCGACCGTCCGCATTCCTGATCCGCTCATGCTCCAGTTCCATCCTGCACAGCGTTTCGGAAAACCTCTCGAGTACGCTCCTGTACGCCATGTACCCCGCATACTCCTTCCATTCCGCTACAATAAGCATGCTTCCGCGCATCTGAAGCCTGCACCTGTACGCATAAAACTCAAACACGTTCCCCGTTATGTCCAGGTTCGACGCAGCAACAACAGCATCAATCTTCCTGTGACCTTTCCAACTGCCGTAAACTACGTCGCCAAAGTCGCTTACCTCCTCTCCGACCCAGTCCACAACCTCATACCCTTCATTGTCACAGTATAACTGCACAGTACGCTTCTGCTCCGCTTCGCTTCCATCCCCGTACCGTATGTATCCTACCGCCTTCTTCATACACTCACCTCCTCCAGTTTCGCTGCGGTTCTGTTTACGCCTAATATTATACCACGTTTACGGCAACTTTGCAAAATATTTTATTTCAAGTCCTTTTTTATTTTCGGGGGATTTTCAGGACGTGAACAAGGTAGGCCTTTTTTATGCTGCGGATGCTGGGAGGGGTTACGGCTCTGCCGGAACACCTCAAAAAATCCCCATGGGATGCTGAAAAAATGTAGCATCCTGGCGGGATGCTGAAAAAAAGTAGCATCATATCGATAAAAACAGAACAAAAAAGTCATGAAAAGCCCTGTAAACGCCTTGTTTCCTTTAGGTTTACGCCGTTTTGTGGTACAATATAGGCGTAGGGAATAACCGCTGAACAGACGACGCCACGGGGCGTCATGACGGAGCACGACGCAAGGCGGGTAGCACGTCGGAAAACAACCGCCCGTGATCATTGTCAAGTCAATAGAAACAATCCGCTTTACCTCACGGAAAACACGTCATGACTGAACAAGGCAAGACGGGCGACAACGTAGGCGAAAACGTCACGCAGAACAGGACGGGCGGAGGAAACGCAAAAAATCCTGTACACGTTGGGCAATGTTTGAGAATTGCGGAGCGTGTACGGGAATCAGCACGGCAGGCAAAAAACAATTATTGAAAGTGAGGAAGTAAAAAAATGGAAAGCGTAACTATCAATATTCTGTCAAAGGAAGAAATAAAAGCTTTGCGGAAATCCGATATCTCAATAACAAAAAACCTTGCGTCACATATGAATAAATGTAATCGGATTGCGTCGGCGTTAAATGCCGAAATGAAGGCGGTAAAAGACAATCTCAAAGAAAAGCACGGGGAAATTGACAACGCAATTGTCACGATTGAAAACCGCCCCGAACATTACTTTAGCAAAGAAGAATTTATCGCCGTATACGGTGAAGAAGAATATAACAGATTCTATCTATTACGGGATAAATTCTATGTGACGTTCCACTGATAAAGCCCGCCCCGCCTGCCTGCTGATTCCCGTACACGATACGGAATAAAACAAATTGAAAGTGAGGAAAAAGGCAATGGCAAAGCATGAAACACTGAAAGAAAGACGGACAAACCCGCTATATACAAACGGGTTTATATGGAGCGGAAACGGGAAATTGCTCGACTATGATTCCGACGACGGAGTAATACAATGGCGATATGCACAATTCAACGTACGGGCAATTGAAGATTGCCCGTGCAGAACAGCGGGATGTACTGCCGTCTGTTATGCGACAAAAGGCAATCATGTTTTTCCTTCTGTAAAGGCAAGCCGTGAGAAGTCGTACAATGAAAGCAGGCGGGCAGATTTTTCCGACGCCGTCGTGTATACGATTCGCACGGAAAAACAGAGCGGACGCTATAAAGACAAAATAATGGGCGTACGTATTCATGAATCGGGCGACTTTTATTCCGTGCAATATTTACGTAAATGGCTAACCGCATGGTATGAACTGAAAAACGATGAAGGTGTATGCTTTGTGTTTTATACAAAGTCTTTTCCGTTTTTCCTTATGCTTAACGACTTAGAGCGGGCAATGTTAAACGAGTTATTAGAATCGGGAAAAGTCGCTATGAATCTTTCAATAGACGACACAACAACGCCCGAACAATGGAAGGCATACGTCAAAATGCGGAAGGCATTCCCAAAGGCGAACACGTACGCCGTAACGGAACACACAAAAGAAGGCGACGACGTTTGTGATTGTGCGGATTGTGCACGTTGCGGGGCATGCAATAAAGCGACGGGAAAGCGGAAAGTCGTTGTCATCCATTCCGCTAGTAATGCGGACATGGACGTATACAGAGCGAACGTGAACAAGTGAAACGTGAACAAGCGGGGCGGGAATTCCGCCCCGCTCGAATAATGAAATGGAGGAAAGAAAAATGGAACGTTACTACTTCAACAATGAAACCGACGAAATCGAAAGCCTCGACACAATCCGCTCAGACTACTATGACCTTTTCGGCGATGATTATGACTCACTCGAGGATTATATCACCGCTTGTCAATGGTACAACAACGGAACACTGACGCCCGTTTCCGTACGGCTCGCACGGGTAAAGCGTGAACTCAACCGTAAGTTGATGCTCGCTCAGAAGTATGGCTATGACGAATATGCTGATGAACTCGCCGATCTGCTAGAGCAGATGGACGTGTTGAGTAAGTACAACAGGGAGCGGGAATAACCCGCTCCCGCCATGCATGACACCGACGACAGCGGGCGGGAATCCAGCTCGCCCGCTGAGGTCGATGCCATACGGCACGAAGAACAACAAGGAGGCATACACACATGGTATACGACTGCATCGCATCTTCCCGAAAAAAACCGAACACTATTGTCCTGTTCGGTATTGTCCGCCCCGTTTCCCCGTACAGTGAAAAGCGGGTCGGTTTCCTTGCGGAGGAGGGGCTTTCCCGCTACTGCTCCGCTCGTGACCAATACGGGAACATGTACGAACTGTACACCGACTATGATCCATGTCTGCGGGTATCGCACGCCGTCGCCCTGCTTGTCGAGGAGGTGACAGCATGACACGTTCCTATCCGTACCGCATCACGCTCCGCATGTATAGCGGACTGACCGAACGCCACTACATCGAAGCGTCCAACTATCGGGACGCATTCGATAAAGCCCACCGCTTCGCCAACCCGATAGCCTATAGCGGGAAGTATCACGGACACACCGACGGCGTGCAGTTTATCGACGTGGACAAACTGACCCGTTCCTACTGCAAAGAGCATGATATCAAACTTGAATAAGGAGGTTTATCCATGAACGCCACGATTAACGACCTCAATATCCATTCCCCGTACAGAGTGTACGACCTCGACACAGGGCACTACGTATTCTCATGGCTCGATACCAACGCATGGGGCGACATCCCGCCCGATATCGCAACCCTGCCCGTCGTTGGACTCCGTGCCATGAATGGAGTCCTGTACATCGACACCCGCACGGGAAACCGTATCGACTGACCGCACGGGGCGGGGATGCCCGCCAGGTCACCTCCGCCCCCACTCCCGTTTTCCTCGTTGACACTTACGCCATCATAGTGGTATAATTAGGCATAAACTGAAAGAGGAGGAAACCCCATGCAGAAGTACACATCATCCGCCACGAGCATCAACCGCTCGAAACTCCCCGCCGTATACGGCAGGGCGACCCTGTCCCGCACGACGCCGTTCGTCGTCGACTATGGCTGTGGGAAGTTCACCGACCACATCGACGAACACCTCCGCCGTCTGAGCAAAGTCCTCTACCCGTACGACCCGTACAATCAGCCCGACTACGTGAACCTCCACACGCTCGACTTCATTCGTTGGGCAATGGATAACCGCATCGAGGTCGACGTCGTCTGCTCGAACGTGCTGAACGTCATCGACTCCGACGGCGAGGTGTCCCGCATATGCCACGACCTCGAGCGGATTGCCACCACCACAGGCGGGACGGCATTCGTAACCGTCTACGAAGGCAACCGCTCGGGCGTCGGACGTCAGACGGGGCGTGACCAATATCAGCGGAACGCTACGCTCCGTGACTATCTCCGCTTCTTCCATAACGCCACTATCAAAAACGGAATGATTATCATCAAAGGAGGAAACTGATATGAAAATCACCAACATCCATACCGACGACGGCTACACCTTCACGCTCACGCTCGAGGACGGGACAGAGGCGACTCTGTCCCCCGCCTTGGCGGGATGCCTCAAAGAGCAGATGCTCAAGCGTGAACTCCGTGACGCCATCACGAACATCATCGATGAGGAAATCAGCTACGGCAACATCGACATGGACAAGCACGAGTATAGCCGTGATGACTTCGAGGAGGAAATCTACTGTGACCTCGAGGAGGAAATCGAATACGGCGACTACTCCGCCCTGTGCAACGACGGCGAATGGATTCGTGAGAAGATTACCGACACGGCAGACTTCTATGAACTCTGCCCCGACGAGTGAGAGGAGTGATATCATGATTCCCGTTCTCTTCATTAACTGCCTGCGTGAGCAGTTCGTCGATTGGATTATCGGCGGGCTGAAACTGTATGAAACACGTACGAGGAACACGCTCAAGAAACTGCTCGAGTCGTATCTCGGGGAGCGGATACTGATAGCGGAAACAGGGCGGGGCGACCCGCTCGTCCGCTGCTCCGCCGTCATCGATGAAGTCATAGCCGTCTATGACCAAGCCACATGGGAGGACTACCTCGGACAGACTTGGATTCCTGTTGACTCCAAGTATGATTGGAAACCTACGACTAAGGTCAAGTATCTGTATCATCTGACAGACGTCCACAAACTCGCTCGCCCGTTCCGCCTGCCGAAGTCGTGCCGGAGGCATGGGCGTGTGTGGGCTGAATATGAATGGGGGTGTGCATTATGAGTAAGAGCATCATCTCCCTGGCACGTGGCATCTCGACCCTTGGGATCGCTCGCCGTGAGCTGGACCGTGTGGAACGGCTCACGGGGGTACGCCCCGAGGATTGGCTCATGGACGTGTACGACGAGGATATCGACGAGTTCTACACGGCCGACGGCTTCGATTGGGAAGCGTTCGAGATGCACATGGGATTCATCGCAGATTCCTACATCGACTTTTTCGACGACCATCAGCGTGACCTCGTCATGGATTTATAGTCTTGCAAGTTACGTCATCATGTGATATAATATAGGCATAGATTGAAAGGAGGTATCCCGCATGGATATCAAAGTTATCAGACGCACGCCCGACCTCATCGAAATCGAGTCAGCTACCCGCACGAACAACATCACAACCGACGAACTGAATGCCCTGCTGAAGTTTAATCTGCACGAGCGACTCCGCTCGGAAGTGACCTACGTCGTCGACCACATGATTGAAGACGAGGACATCGACATGAATGACTACCCGTATTCCTATGAGGAACTGATTGACGAAATCTACATAGACTTCGAGGACAAACTCGACGCCGACGAGATCCCGTTCCCCGCTGATGACGACGTATACGACGCCGTCAGCGACCTCATCGACTTCTATGTACTGAATAAGTAAGGAGGAATCAGCAATGGCTAAACTGACGAACGTATCCTGTGTGTACACGGGCGGTGGCATCTACGTCTACACCGCCCAATTCAATGACGAGGTTTGGCTCGGCACGGACTTCGACCTCGTCGGCAGTTACGACACCCCGTGGGAAACCATCACCGACGAACTGAATTGTGATTACGATTCTCATTGGAAAGACCCGTCCGTTCCGTACCCTACATGGGGTGAGATCCTCGCCTCTGTCTACGAGAACTGCGACTCCGCTACCTACTCTGACGTCGCACGTACCATGGAGTACTACGGGGATATGCTCGGAAAGCGTATCCTTGGCGACGACGAACCCGTCAGGCAGGCACGGGACGAGCATTCCGCCCGTTTGGAAATGCTCTGCGACATCATCGAGGTGTTCGAGGACTTCCTCGACGAGAAGGGTATCGTCATCCCGAACGACGAGAAGGATCAAGATCCCGACGCTTCCAATATTTACGGCACAGATTACGGCAACCTTGAGAGCAGACTCGAATCGCTGCTCATCAGCTTTGGACTCATGAAGGAGGAGAAATAACATGGATAACATCAGAACCTACTCCGTCGGCAACGGAGAGATTACGCTCACGGCTCAGGACGCAGAGGAACTCCGCATTCTGCTTCAGTCAGATTATATGGAGTATGTCATCAATGAACTGATTGATGCCTCGCCGAAAGCATACAAGTTCTATTCCGATAAGGCTCGTCGTGCTTTCGTAAACAACATGGTTCTTCGTCGCTCCGACATGCGGGACATCGAAGGATGCTTCGAGGAAATGCTCGAGGATTCAATGCTCGAGTACGCCGAGGATCTCGGCATAAGGGGGTGACGCACATGCTCCACTCCCTTCCACGTGCATACCGCACACCATCCGGTGCAGTATATACCCCGTTCCTCCGCCTTGCTGAACGTCCGCACCTGCTCATAGCGGGTGCGACGGGAAGCGGTAAGTCCGTCGCTCTGAATGGTATCATTCATTCCATGCTGATGACTCAATCCCCGTTCAAGTGTCAGTTTGTACTCATCGACCCGAAGAAGGTGGAACTCGTGCAGTATGAATCGATCCCGCACACAGCCCGCTACGCTTCGGATCATCCCGAGATTGTCCGTGCCCTGCAATGGAGCGTGGAAGAAACTGACCGCAGATTTTCTGCCATGCAGATAGCAGGCGTCAAGGAGTACGACGGTCCGCATCTGTACGTCATCATCGACGAACTCGCCGACCTCATGGTTTCCATTAAGAAGGAAACGCTCCCGCTCCTGCAACGCCTCGCACAGATTGGACGTGCTGCCCGTGTCCATGTCATCGCCTGCACGCAGAACGTCCTGGCGGTAACAATCCCGACCGTCCTCAAGTGCAATTTCTCGACCATCCTCGGCCTGCGTACATGCAACGCACAACAATCCCGCTTCCTCATCGCATCGACAGGATGCGAGATGCTCCCCGATCCGAAGCGTGATGGCAAAGGCTATGGCTTCATTCGGGACGGGGCCGACCTCGAAAAGCTTCTCATCTATAAGTACCCCGACGACCAGGTCGACGCCGTCATCGACTGGTGGACATCCTCCTCCTGCATCGCATCATGAAAGGAGCACAGCAATGAAGAAAGAACTGAGAGAATATGCCAGGAAGATCCTGGCAGACCATGGGTGCGATGAGTTTTCATACGGCACCACATCAGGCGAACAGATTATGAGCGATCTGAAGGAAGCATACCCGGACGGCATGGACCATCCGTACATCGACGTCCTCCGCGATGAGGAAGAAGAAGCATACGAAAACCTGCCGGAGTCTATCCAGGAGTCTGAGCGCGGTGAAACGATGACCGACGCGATTGGCAACCTGGAGGATGCGATCTCTACACTGGAGGACGCTACCAGTTGCCTCAGTGACGCAAAGGGGGAATAACAATGAGTCAGAACAAGCATTACTTTATCAGACGCACATGCCTGCGGACCGGCCGCATTGACTACAAAAAGAACAAGTGTGTCGATGGGTGGGTTAACAAAAAGTCTATGTGCTGGCAGTTTTCTCTGACCGGCGCAACGGATCTCGTCAAAGAGTTTCAGCGCCACGCTGACAAAAACGGCAATTTTTATCAGTACTTCTACGACCTGGTTGAAGGTACTCTTCCCTACTCCGGCCGCGATCCACACTGCGATTAATCCTCTCTCTCTTTCTTGGCCGTCCGGATCCGTTCCGGGCGGTCTCTTTTTTATACCGTTCTTTATGTCACAAACGAGCGTTTCTGACACGTTTTTGCAAGCTGTCCGTTCCGCTCATATCGCCCGGGTGTTTTCGTATCAATATCCGTATCAAAATCATGTTGTCTAATACGTCCGTTTGTGATATAATATAACTACAGAATCATATGAAAGGTGGCAGATGCCAAGTGAAAATCGGATATGCTCGCGTGTCCACCCAGGACCAGAATCTCGACCGTCAGCTGGATAACCTCCGCGCCGCTGGCTGCGAGAGAATCTTTAACGAGAAGATGACCGGAACGAAATCAGACCGGCCGGAGTTGAAGACGATGCTTCTCACTCTGCGGCCGGGAGACGTCCTGGTAATCGATTCGTTCTCGCGCCTCAGCAGATCCACCAAAGACCTGCTGGATCTCGTAGAGAAACTGACAGCCATGGACGTCCATCTCGTCAGCCTGAAGGAAAACCTGGACACGACCACGGCGACCGGGAAACTGATGCTTACCATGTTGTCCGCGCTGTCTCAGTTCGAGCGGGATCTCATTGCCGAACGAACCATCGATGGACTGAAGGCCGCTCGTGCTCGTGGCCGGTGCGGAGGCCGGCCGGTGATCGGAACCGATAAGGACAGGAAGCAGGCGCTTGCGATGTATCGCTCAAACGCCATGACAAATCCGGAGATCGCCGAACGGTTTGGGATATCGTTGTCGACGCTGAACCGGTGGATCAGAAAGGAAAAGCAGGGGTGATCGTTCCCCTGCTTTTTTTATTTCACCTTGGAGCAACCTGTCACGTCGTAAGACTATATATATATTATTTATCCGTAATAGTAGTAATATATATACGTCACTCGTCCTCGTCTGGTATCGCTTCGATCAGACGTTGACGTGCTGTGTCCGCATCCAGCCCCTGCATCGGGTTGTTCGGTGTCACGACAACGTCCGCTACGTCCTTGTACCCGTACCAGTTCTTTGCGAGGAAGATCGCCGTGGGCGGAGATATCTTTCCGTACGTCATGTAGTCCGTCCACATTTCCTCCATAAAATTGTATGCTTTTTTAATGATGTCGCTGTGCGTATCAGCCCGTGTTACTCCTCTTACCCATTCATTCAGCGTATCCCGGCTTATTCCCAGCCAATTGCACATCCCGATGATTTGCGGACGCCGGTCGTTATCTGAGCAGAACTTGAAGTACATACCTATCCGTTCCCGAACCTGTTCGGGGTCGGAGATATCGATAGGCGGAAGATCCCACGAAGCGAGTGCCCACCGGACGAACCGTGCGTTGTCACCAGGCTGAACGTTTCCACCGTCTTCCGACAGTTCCTTCATCCAATCAGAGCCGCGGTTACGTTTCTTTTTCACGACCTGTTCTATCTGTTCGGTTGAGATTATGTTATCTTTATCACTCATTGTTCTCGCCTCCATAAGCGTACTTAATGTCCTTCCAATCGAGATCCGCGTACTGTTTTACCTCGGGCCAGAAGTGGGGTTTTGATGTCGACACGAAGTGTTTAATGATCGGATTGGTGCACGGTTCGGACACGAACGAATCAGAGTAGCGTGACGGCAGACGGCGGATGCGCATATGGCAGAGGTAATTAAGCACGTCCTGCTCGAGGTGTTCGTAGTGTTTAGTGTTAATCTCGTCGATTACTTCCTTGTCTTTACCGTCCTCGGAGAATTTCTTGAGGTTCATGAGCATGACGCCTGCGTTGAAGTACGGGCGGAGTGTGTGGTTGTGGTTGCGTACCTCTTCAACGGCAGCGAAGTAGCGGTGTGTGATATCCGTTGTCCACAGGTCGGATATATCATCGACGACGACGGTATCAGGATCCAGCCACAGGACTTTCTCGACGTAGAGCGGGAGGATGCGAGTCAGACCTGCTCGAAGGGTTGTCATAGTACCGTACCATGCCATGATATTCGGGCCGTTTGCGGGGAAGATAGTCTGGTTTGTGACGTTAATGCATTCTATCACAGGCGGGAGCGGTCCGTACTTTGACGGGAGAGTGTCGCCGTCGATGAGGAAGAAGACTTTGTCGATGTGCGTGTGATACAGCAGGGATTTTGCCGCGGACACCATCATATCGTAGACTCTGCGGTCGCCAGCGTACACGACGTAGCGTGGTTCGGGCGTGGTATGTGTGAGCCAGTACTGCACCTCACCCATATCAGACCAGTCATCGAGTCCTGCAAAGTGCTTAATGATGGTACGTTTCGGGTTGCCGGTGACATCAAACGTCTGCTTTGTGACATTGTAGTCAGGCGGAAGCGGGTCGAAACGGTTACCGCAGATTTTAACGAATGCGTCCTGCTCGGGGTAGGCGTGGTAGCGTGTGTTTACTTCTGCGATTATCTCTTCGTCCTTGCCGGATGAACGGAGTTTGTTAAGGTTCAGCATAGCCACGCCGAAGTTCGGGTACGGAATCCCGCGAAGCTGTGAACCACGAGGCTCGACGACGGCTGCGAAGTATGCGTGTGAGAGATCCCACTCCCAAAGCGGGGATATGTCAGCGCACACGATTGTGTCGACGTCGAGGATGACAGCCTTGTCCGCATCGGGGAAGATCTTTGTGAGCGCGGTCTTAAGGAGGATCATGTACGAGTACTTTGTGTTGTAGCACGGTCCGTCCTGGGGGAAGAGCGTCTGTCCTGTGACGTTGACGCATGTGACCTGTGGCGGGGTTTTAACGGGGAGTTTATCGTGCTCAATGAAGCAGTACACGTGGACATCTGGAGTGTATGCAAGCAGGGAGTTGTATGCTGCCGGAAGCACGCCGTACAGGTTCTGAGTGCAGAAGTACGACACGATTTTCTCGCCTGGTTGCGTGTGGATTACGGGAATCATGTGTTCACCTCCTCTATCAGTTTACATATGCGTTCACAGGCATGTCCGTCGAGCGATGCATCGGCTACGGTACGCAGGCAAGCCTTCTCTGTTTCAGTGAGGCCGTCGGCAGTGCGGAGCAGTGTGATGAGTTCTGCTTCCGTCCGTGCGTAGCGGGAAGAGTAGAACGCAGGGTACGGGAAGTACATACCGCGTGTCTGGAGGTAGCCTGGGTTCTTCTCGAACAGGACAACGGGCTTGCGGAGGATGTATGCATCGAACATCACGGAAGAGTAGTCGGTGATGACGACGTCTGCATCGTAGAGGTACGGGGCTGAAGGTTCGTCCCCGGGGACTGCGATGATGTGCCTGTACTGACTGTCGATAACTTTCCTCGACACGTACTGGTAGTACCACGGGTGCGGTTTGAACACGAACATCTCGTCGTCAGACAGGATACTGTCGATATAGTCAAGGTCGATGTATGGTAAAGGTGTTTCACCTTTGTCCCTGAACGTTGGCACATAGAGGTACGCACGCTTGCAGGAGAGAGGTGTGTGCCCGTCACCTTTATGTTTTCCGACGTACTGGTCAGTACGTGGCATTCCAAGCGGAAGGATCCTGTCATGTGGGACAAGCGTGCAACTCTCCCATATGCCGATTGTACCCGTTCCGGCTGACACGATGTAAGTTATCCTGTCTGCTACGGACGGGTGGTAGTACGGCGTACCTGGCTGATCCATACCGCAACACTTGCTTCCGTGGATTCCGTGACCGATGACGATGCATTTGCCGGGAGTGTAAGCTGGAAAGTCATCTATCACCATCAGGTCATACCGTCCGGATGTTACCTGTTCGCGGTAGTCGTCGTCATAGGAATGAATCAGTTGCTTGTCACCGTCGTATGCTTCATAGATGGCACGCAGGTTTTCAGCACGCTCGATTGGACGGAAGCATGAGAACAGCACAGGCTTAGGCATCGTTGTCATTCTCCTTCCGCTCGAGGAATCCGCACTCTTCCATCACGGTACGATTTGCACGGCGGATCACCATCCAAATGACCTTCGCAGGGATATTGTTCTTGAGGCTGTAGTCCTCGACGGCGTATTGGTCATCGCCCCAGCGTGTGGTGAAGTACATCTGCAGGATATCCTGATCAGACTTCACGAAGTCCTTGAGGTAGACATGATTGCAGATGGCATAGATACGTTGCTCGGGCAGTGTGAGTTTATCCCAATTGAATCCGTCACGCTGCATGGCGAAGTAAGTACGCCACATGTGGTTGGATACGCCTCTCCACCACTCAATGTTCTTCATCGGTATCACCTTCCTTCCCTTGTGCGTACTCCTCGAGCCTGTCCGCGGCTTCCGTGAGGAGTTTAAGCCTGTCCCGGGTAAGCATCCCGCCTGCTGACGCCATCAGACGCAGGCGTGAGATTATCTTATCCGTAGGCAGACGTGGTTTACTGTTCATTCGCATTCCCCCTTTGCCTGTATGCCAGGAAGTCTTTCTCCGTGTACACGTACGGCCCGATGTGACCGCATGACACACGGCTGTCACACCATATCGGATACCCGAGCTGGTTTACCCGATGGCAGAAGGCAATGTCTTCCCCTGCCCACGGGAGCGGGCTGAATGCAGGTCCGCACTCATCCCACACCGCCTTCAGCAGTTTCACGGATGTAAGCACGACGCCAAACCCGCAACCTTTTACCTTGAACAGCGTGTCCCTGGGGAAGTCATCGTAGTTGTGTATCTTCCCTATCTTTTTCCCGTTCTCATCAAGGTATGGTTCTTCGAGAACGTCATAGATTACAGGCGAGTACGGAGGCCGGCGCTTGAAGTACACACCTGTGACCATGTCTGCGTTAAGTTTGTCCATGTCTTCCATGAGCAGTTTCATGGTTGACTTCGTGAACATCATGTCCGAATCAAACCACATCACCCTGTCGTATCCCTGTGTGATAGCATTGATACTGATGAGATTCCGGCTGTCATACACGAGCGAGTTCGCCTGTTGGTTCACGAACACGTTATCACCCTTCTCAAGGTAGAGCAGGGACGTCTGAAACCCGACAGGCACGTCATCCATGCATGGGATTGCAATCATTGTCTTCATGATTTCTGTCCTTTCTGCGTGTTTTGTTACGGTGTCGCACGTTTTGTTACGGTGTCACTTTGAAATCCGTAACAAGCAAGAGCGTTGATTTATAAGGCTTACAGGATTTTTGTTACGGATGTTACGGATGTTACGGTGTGAAAATACCTATTACGCGCGCGAGCACGCGTGCCTTGAATTCGGA